AATAGGAACTGTTTCCCAGTCACGATCTAAGGGGGGTAGTATGGATAAAATGCCTATGGTAAAAAAAGACGGCAAAATGGTTCCTGCTTTTGCTGTTGATGGTAAAGGCAAGATGAAAAAAGGTGGCGTAGTAAAAGCTGCTAAAAAAAGTAACTTAAACCAATTAATGAAAAAACACGGAAGAGGTATGGCTAAAGTTATAAATCAACGTGGTTCCTCAAGGAGAAGATATGGCTAAATTTTCTAAAATTATGATGGGTAAAGAAGTAGGTGATGCTTCTGTTTATGCTGAACCTCATACTATGGACGGTAAAAAATACGTGGCTAAAAAAATGAAAGATCCTAATCTTTTATCTGCCAATGAAATGACAAACCGCACAGCAATACCAAGAGTATCTATGGGTGATCCTGGTGCTGATAATACTAAGACAACTGGGATTAAAGTTCGTGGTACAGGTGCTGCAACTAAAGGACTAATGGCTCGTGGGCCAATGGGGTAAATTGTGACTTACGCAGAATTATTACAACAAATTCAAGATTATACAGAGAATACTGAAACTTCTTTTGTTAACAATATTCCTAATTTTGTAGAAGATGCAGAATTAGGGATTTACAATTCAATTCAGATTCCTAATTTAAGAAAAAATGTAACAGGTGTAACGAGTCAAGGTCAAAAGTATCAAAGTTGTCCTATTGATTTTTTATCTACATATTCTTATGCGGTAGTGGACACTTCTGGTAATTATGAATTTTTATTGAATAAAGATGTTAATTATTTAAGACAGGCATATCCTAACCCTAATGATGAAGGGATACCAAAACATTATGCATTGTTTGGTCCTGCTGCTCCAGGTGGAGTGATATCTGATGAATTAACTTTTGTGTATGGCCCTACACCAGATGCATCTTATACAGTTGAGCTTCATTACAATCATAGACCAGAGACTATTGTAACTGCTGGTACTACATGGTTAAGTGACAATATGGGAGATGTTTTGCTATATGGTTCATTAATAGAGGCTGCTGTGTATATGAAAAGTGAGCCAGATATGATGCAAAAATATCAAGAAGGATATGCTGCTGGTATGGCTCAATTAAATAGATTATGTACAGGTCTTGAGCGTGGCGATACGTATCGAGATGGTCAGGCAAAAATAGAGGTTAATCCATAATGGCTATAGTACAAGGACTAACGAATAGCTTTAAGTCTGATATTTTACAGGCGGGGCAGAATATTATTACAGAGACTTTGTATATCGCATTGTATACAGCAAATGCAGATATTGGGCCTGACACTACTGTTTATGTGACTGCTGGTGAAGTTGTTGGTACAGGATATACGGCTGCTGGAAATGTTCTTACTGGTGCAAGTATAGCCACATTAAATAATATTGTTTATGTTAATTTTAATAGTCCTCAATGGACATCTGCAACATTTACAGTAAGGGGTGCTCTTATTTATAATAGTAGCCAAAGCAATAAGTCTGTAGCGGTGTTGAATTTTGGATCCGATAAAACGGTATCTAATCAGACTTTTACAATAACTATGCCGACCAACTCATCAACATCGGCATTAATCAGACTACCACAGGGGTAAGAAATGGGTATAGAAAATTCAAGATCAAGTGAAATAGTTTCATGCAGTATGACAAAAGGATCAGGCAATACTGAAAAGTTAGTTGCTGCTGGTTACTTTAATGTGATCTGTTATAAAGAGAACGGAGATATTAAATGGGAAGGTAAGCATCCTAATCTCGTTGTTAATACTGGACTTCAAAGTATGAATACCAACCATTTTAAGGGAAGTAGTTATACAGCTTCTTTTTTTATAGGGTTAGTGACTGGCCCAGCAGCAGGAACCACATTTGCTGCAGGAGATACTTTGGCTTCTCATAGTGGATGGACTGAGAGCACAGCGTATTCTGGAAATAGACCTGCTGTTACTTTTGGCACGGCATCTACTGCTGATCCATCAGTTATTACTAATTCTTCTTCACCATCAAGTTTTACAATGAACGCTACGTTAGTTGTAGGTGGAGCATTTTTATGTACCGTTAATACAGGAACATCAGGAATTTTATTTTCTGCTTCAGACTTTGCAAGTCCAGGAGATAGGTCTGTTGTTTCAGGTGACGTTTTAAATGTAACTTATACGTTTAGCTTAGACGCTTCGTAAAATGTCTACAGCTAATGGAGGTTTTGGTTCTGGTTCTTGGGGGCAGACCTCTTGGAGTGGAAGTGTTTTTGAACGTGAGATTTTTGAATCTGGCGGATGGGGTTTATCAACTTGGGGTGCTGGTGGTTGGGGAATATCTTCTGGCAACCAAGTAAGTGCAAGTGATGAAGTTAGTGCGACACTTACATTTACTGCTGTAAATATTGCTGAAACAGCAAACATGACGGATTCTCCAACGACTGTTTATACAGTTTTTGGACAAGTTGAAGAAGGTGCAGCAGGATCTGAAACTATGTTGGGAGGATCAGACTTCCAAGGATTTATAGAAGAGACTGCAAACGCTTCAACGGAAATGGCATCAGAATATAGGATTGGTGTAAGGGTTGTTGAAAGTGCAGTAGCTAGTGAACAAGTGACAACGCTTACAACTGTAGATGTATCTTTAGCTGAATCAGCTACTATAACTGATGCATTAACTGGAAGGCCGTTGTGGGAAAACATTGATACAGGAACAGAAGGTACATGGACTAATATACCGACACAATAAGGAGTAAGTAATGTCAACATATAGTGATTTAAAAATAGAATTGATTGGTACAGGTGAACAGGCAGGAACCTGGGGCACTACTACCAACACCAATTTAGGAACAGCAATTGAAGAGGCCATCACAGGTACTGTTGATGTTTCTTTTTCAAGCGGAACAGTAACATTAACTTTAACAGACAGTAACGCAACTCAAAGTGCTAGACATTTAAGATTAAACTTAACTGGTACTTCTGGCGGTGCTCAAAATTTAATTGTCCCTGCGATTCAAAAACAATACATTGTTAATAATGGTACAGCCGACACAATTACTGTTAAGAACTCATCAGGAACAGGAATAGGAGTTCCTTCTGGCAAAACAATGATTCTATTTAACAATGGAACTAATGTTATAGAGGTGACGAATTTTGCAACTAGTCAACAAATTAATTTGCTAACAGGAGCAAGTGCCCAATTAACAGGAATAGTTACCGCACCAAGTGCACAGATATCAGGATTCATTACTACAAGTAGTATTCAAATATCTGGATTTGCAACAATTGCTAGTCAACAGATTACTGGTAATTCTTTAATTGCAAGTCAACAGATAACAGGGTTATCTACTATAGCTTCTGAAAATGTGACAAGATTAACCGCATCTTCTACTGCTGTTGGTGCTTTAACTGGTACATCAGTTTTAGGAGGAGGAACAATTGATGGGACTAACTCTGTAGGTTTTAAAGCTATTCCTCCAGTCGGAACAAAAACAGGGAGTTATACATTAACTGTGGCTGACGTTGGTAAGTATGTTCAATTAGGAAGTAGCGGAGCAATTGTTGTCCCTAATTCAACATTTAGTGAGGGCGATGCAATTGCTTTATTTAATAATACTTCAGGTAACATTACAATAACTTTGTCTATTACAACTGCTTATTTAGCAGGTACAGATGCAGATAAAGCTACTTTAACTTTAGCCACAAGAGGAGTTGCTACGATTTTATTTATATCAGGCACAGTCTGTGTGGTGTCAGGGAATGTGAGCTAATTATGAGCGGAATTTTATTATCAGTTTTAGGTGGAGGAGTGGCAGATACAGGAGTAAATGCTACGGGTGGTAATGAAACAGTTACAACTGGTGGTTTCACTTATCACGTTTTCACAGGTAATGGAACTTTATCAGTTACTCGTGGCGGAACAGCTAAATTAATTTCTCTTGGTGGAGGAGGTTCAGGGGGTTGTGATGCTGCTGGAGGAGGGGGTGCAGGGGAAGTTGATTCTCTTTTTGAGGTAACTTTAGCGGACAGTACTAGCTATTCCGTCACTATCGGAGCGGGAGGAATTACTCCTGGAAACTCCCAAGCTGGAGCAAACGGCGGAAACACTATTTTTGGTAGTCTTTTGACAAGTTTAGGCGGAGGCGGAGGTGCGAATCAACCTTTGAATCTTGGTCTGGGTCGTACTGGAGGATCAGGTGGAGGAAATGCTTATAGTGATACTTCAACTCCCTCAAACGCTATTGGATCAAATACAAACGTTGGAGGAGCAGGGCTTTCAGGATTTTTTGGAGGCGGAGGAGGTGGAGCGACTCAAGCGGGTTTTGCAGGAAATTCTGATGGAACTACGGCAGGGGGTAAAGGTGGATTAGGGATTGCGTTAACTGCAATCGACTCAAATTTAACCACAGGAAATTTTACATCTTTCACGACATCAAATTCGGCTATCGTGGCTTCTGGGGGGTCTGGAAGTGCGAATGCTGGAAGTGCCAACACACAAAGTCAGACTGGATCAGGTACATCAGGAACTGGAAGTGGCGGAACAACTGTCATCAATGCAGTAGATTCAACGTCATTTGGTTCAGGAGGTTCTGCTTCTGGAGCAGGAGGAGGATCAGAGCCTGAGCGAGGTAGACCTGGAATAGCAGGATTGTTGATTGTGAGGTATGAATAATGAAACGATTTGCATATGTAAACTCAGACTCTAAAATTGTTGAAAATATTTCAATTGGTGAGGATGATTGGGTATTAGAAAATTGGGTAGAAACTTCAGACGTAGAACACCCTGCTGTGATTGGTGGCAGCTATGAAGGTTCAGTTTTTATTAATCCAAAACCTTTTGATAGTTGGACTCTGGACGAAAACAAATACTGGCAACCGCCAGTTACTAAACCAAATGACGGAAAAGTTTATTCTTGGAATGAAGAAACTCTTCAATGGGTAGCAATGTGATGGAAGATACCGAGGCCAGACATCATATTGATAAGCATGAGTCAGAATGTTTGTTAAGATATACGGCCATTAATGCCAGATTAAGGAGGATTGAAAATATTTTACTTGTATTTGCAGGGAGTGCATTTGCAAGTGTTTCAGCAATTTTAATTCTTTTAATTAATTACATATTGTGAAATGGATTTTGATTTTAATGTTGCTTCCTGAACTTGTTTTAGCTGAAAAAATTGAAATAGAAGGAGTGGGGTCTAGCAGACTTGAAGCAAGAGATGATGCTATTAAAAATGGAATAGATAGATACTTGACGGAAAATGTTTTAGATGCACAAGGAAAGATTAGAAAAAAAGTTTTAGACAGTTATTTGGATTATGTGGAAAATTTCTGGGTTTTGAGAACTCAAAAATATAAAGGTTACTATAAAGTAAAAGTTTTATTAATTGTGAAAGATATCATCTACATTGTAGGTAAAGAACAAGTTGAAGATTTTAAAGACTTTAGTAAAGGTTTGGGAGATGAATAATGGATCCTATCACATTGGGATTGAGTGCGTTTGCAGCAGCACAAGCAGCAGTAAAAGGAGTTCAAGCGTGTATTAAATTAGGTAAAGATATAAGTGAGATATCTTCTGAATTAGGTTCTTTTTTTAGAAGTTCGGCACAAGTAGAGAAGAGTATTGAAGAGGTTCAACAAAAGATTAATACTAGCGATGAAACGGATCAAGAATTAGTTGCAAGAGTTTTGGATTTAAAAATAAAGGAAAAGAAATTAAAGGATGACCATAACGCTTTAAAAGATATGATTATTTATGAGCTAGGTGAACCTTCGTTATGGTTTGACACAATGAAAATGGTTGATGCAATTAAACTTCAGAGGCAAAAAGAGAGAACAAAAGACGCTTTAATTGAGCAAGAAAGAATTCATACAGCAATTGATTTGAAAAGGAAGAAAGATAGAGAAGAAAGCCAGAGAAGAAGAAATCGGGATCAGTTGTTAGAGATTATAAATAAAGTAGTTATTTGGACAATTGCTATTTTAATTGGTGGGGCAACAACAATAGGATTATTTTATTACATGCTAGGGAAAGCATCTGCTCTAGTAATAAGAAATTTGGGGGTTTAACATGTTACAAGCATTTATCGGCCCGTTAGCAAATTTAGCAGGTTCTTGGTTAGAGGGTAAAACAGCTAAGATTAAGGCTGATGGAGAAGCCAAGGTTGCTGTAGCTAAAGCACGTGCTTCTGTTGCAGAAAAAGTTGCTGCTGGTGAGGTTGAATGGGAAAATCGCATGGCAGATGCTACGGATAAATCGTGGAAGGATGAATTTGCACTTGTTGTGCTTCTAGCCCCAGCTATACTCGTTTTTATTCCTGGTATGAAAGAACATGTACAAATGGGATTTGACGTATTAAGTGATTTACCAGAATGGTATCAATACTTACTTTATATTGCTATTTCAGCTTCTTTCGGTATAAAGGGAGTGGGTGAAGCAGCTAAGATGATTTCTAATCATAAAAATGGTAAGAGATAATGTATATCACAGAGCATTTTACTTTAGAGGAATTAACTGTCAGTCAAACAGCAGCTCGTGAAGACATTAATAACGAGCCAACTGGAATTGTAATGGACAATCTTATACGACTTGCTAGTTTCTTAGAAGAAGTCAGGACTTTATTGGGTGGTAAACCTATGTTAATTTCGAGTGGGTATAGATCACCAGAACTGAATGCGAGAGTGGGTGGGTCATCTAAAAGTCAACATTGTTTTGGTTGTGCTGTTGATTTTACAGTTAACAAAATGGCGGTTGAACAAGTAGTTGCAACTATTGTAACTAGTAAGTTAAACTACGATCAATGCATACAGGAATATAATCGTTGGATTCATTTAAGTATTCCTAGTTCAATTAGTAGTGAGCCAAGAAGAATGGCACTAATAATTGATCGAAAAGGCACAAGGAGTTTCGCATAATGGCACTACAACAGATGCGTTTTAAAGCTGGTATTAACCGAGAGTCTACAACCTTAGCTGGAGAGGGCGGTTGGTTTGAGTGCGATAAAGTTAGGTTTCGAGGAGGATATCCTCAGAAGCTTGGTGGGTGGACTCCTATATCAGCTAATCAGTATCTAGGAAATGCTCGTTCTTTGTTTAATTGGATTACCTTACAAGGATATAATCTTTTAGCGATAGGAACAAATATTAAATATTATATTGAAGAGGGTGGATCTTATAATGATGTTACACCTTTAAGAATAACTACTTCTGCGGGTGCAGTTACTTTTAGTGCAGTTACTTCTCCTTCATTTTCAAGCGTAATTACTGTAACAGACACAGGTCATGGAGCAATTGACGGTGCATATGTTACTTTTTCAGGGGCAGTAAGTTTAGGTGGGAATGTTACCGCAGCAGTTTTAAATCAAGAATATAGGATTACATATTTAGATGGAAACACTTATAGTATTACTGTTGGTGTTACTTCAAATTCTAGTGATACTGGGAACGGTGGTTCTAGTGTCGTGGGAGCATATCAGTTAAATCCTGGTGAGACTACTTCAACTTTTGAAACTGGGTGGGGTGCAGGTTTATGGAGTGGTTTTGTTACTAATACTTCAACAAATAATTTAAATGGAACACTTGCTCAAGGTGCGAGTACAGTAGTTGTTAATTCTGTTTCTGGATTTTCTACATCAGGTACGTTATTAATTGATTCAGAATTAATGACTTATACAGGGGTTTCAAGTGGAACAGATTTTACAACTGTTTCAAGAGGGCAATCAGGAACAGCAGATGTATCACATACTACAGGCACTAGAGTTTATCAAGCTGATACTTTTTCTGGATGGGGGCAAACTGCTTCTGCAACAGATATTCAGCAATTAAGATTATGGTCAGAGGCTAACTATGGTGAAAATTTAATTATTAATCCTAGAGGGGGTGCTTTATATTTATGGGTAGCTTCTTACGATGCATCAAATAATTTAACTTTTGATCGTGCCGTTATTTTAAATAATTCTAGTTCTGGTGTTTACCAAACTGATACCAGTTGCCCAACCATATCTTCTTTTGTTTTAGTTTCAGATAACTCAAGATTTGTTATTGCTTTTGGTGTCAATGATGCTGGAACGTCTAATCAAAACCCATTATTAGTTCAATGGTCAGATCAAGAAGATTATCAAACATGGGCACCCGCTATAACTAATCAAGCTGGAAGTTTTCAACTTTCCCGTGGTTCAGAAATCATAACTGCAAATCAAACAAGACAAGAGATTTTAGTTTGGACAGATGCAGCACTTTATAGTATGCAGTATCTAGGCCCACCTTATGTATGGGGATTTAATCTATTAGCAGATAACATTTCTATCATAAGTCCTAATGCGGTGGTTACTGCCAATAACATTACAGCTTGGATGGGTATAGATAAGTTTTATATCTATCAAGGTCAAGCCATGACATTGCCTTGTTCTCTTAGGTCATATGTGTTTAACGATATTAATCTTACACAAGCAGGTCAAGTATTTGGTGGTAGTAATGAAGGATTTAGTGAGATGTGGTGGTTTTATTGTTCAGCAGGATCAGATACAGTTAATAGATATGTGATCTATAATTATGTACAACAAATCTGGTATTACGGTAATCTTCCTAGATCTGCTTGGCTTGATAGTTCTTTAAGAACTTTTCCTATGGCTGCAACTTATGACAGCATTATTGTTAATCACGAGAATGGTTCTGATGATGTATCACGCACAGGAGCAATTACTGCGATAGATTCTTTTATTCAAAGTTCTGATTTTGACATAGATCAGGGAGAGCAGTTTGGGTTTGTTTGGAGAATGATTCCTGATATTACATTTAATGGATCAACGACACCAGCACCTAATTTTCCAACTGCTGTTTTTTCTATGAGACCTAGACAGAATCCTGGTGCAAATTATGGTACTGGTCCAACACCTTCTGTTGTTTCATCTGTTTCTTATGCAAATCAAAAAAGCTATAATGTTCAACAATTTACGGAAATTGTGTACACTAGAGTAAGAGGTAGACAAATGGCTTTTAAGGTTAGTTCGGACACGATAGGAACTCAATGGCAATTAGGAGTGCCTAGATTAGATATTAGACCTGACGGTAGGAGATAAAATGAGTACAGGAACTACAAGATCACCTGCTTTACCAGAGCCTCCAGAGGAATATTCTCAGGAGTACATGAATAATTTATTAAGAACATTAAGGTTATATTTTTCACAGCTAGATAATCCTGGGCCTTCGGCTGGAAGTACAGAAAGAACTGGCGGTGAAGTAGTAGCTGCATTAAATTTTAGCCAAAGAATTGCAGGTCAAAGTTCTGAAATAATAAGTTTTCCTACAGAGGCAGATTCTTCTGGTGGTAAGTTAAGAAAAGGTGATTTATTTTACGATTCAACCGCAGCCAATGTAGTTA